CCAACAGGCAAGCGATCGTGGACAATCCAAAGATCGATAATAAGATTCAACTGCTCGGGCAGTAAGCTCCGAGTTCACGCGAAATGTCCGAGCCAAATCAATGACTCGGGAACCACGCTTCTTAAAAGACATGGAAACCTCCAGAGTGGAACTTCGGTTAAATCCGGCTCACTACGAGCCGAATACAGGCTCCAGCTTCGTCAAGATAGTGAATAACGGCGACACCGTCGAATCCGTCGGTGTACCGTCACTTGCTGTCACTGTCGAACAATGGAGACTCCGATAGAGGCTGAAGAGAACTTTACGTTCCGCTTCAGTACCCCGTTCGGGGAAGAACCACTCCGTGATGACGGCATTCTCGTACGCTTTAGACGGGGCCGGCTGTATGCCGGTACTCGTCGTGGGCGCCGTAGTAGCCAGCGTCGGGAGGACAAGCTTTCCTGTAATACGCGTCAACCGACTCTCGCGAGTCGGTTTCCGAATACCAACAGTGAGCTTGGGGAAGCCGACCTCTATACCAGAGGCACGGTCTACCCATCGCTGAACACCGGGAGCTGCAAGCCCATCGGGGCTAAACGTTGTGTCAATACCGACCGTAGCCGAGGTAGACAACAAAGTCTGCGCATCGGCGAGGATGGTACTGGCACTTATGGCTGCTATCGCAGGCATGTACTTTCCTTTGAAAAAGAGAAATGGAGTTGACATCTACTTTACCTCCCGAAGGCGGCTTTAGCCAACGCAAGCGCATTTAAGGCATGGGTAGTACTCCACGGGCTTTTAAACGCAGGTTTATTTGGCGAGGGAAAGCTTGTAAGCTTATCTCGATTCAAAACGATGCGTTCCCGTGCGTAACTCCCGTAAACCGAAATGTCCTGCCAAGGGCTATAAGGCGCGTAGGTGCCGGTATAGTTAACAACTCCGATGTAGTTCTGTCGGGTGAAGGAAGTCTTACAACCGTCAACGAAAACTAAGCCGTCGAAAGACGACAGCGTTTGTAACCAGTTGCCGATTGGAAGAAACCAGTCTAGGACAAAACTGTATGGAAGCACTTCCCAGATGAGATTTACTGGGTTTGTGAACCCTGTCTGAGCTAAAAAGGCCTTCAGGCGTGAATCAATTTGATAGCGCAACATTATCCGAACGCGAGTCGTAGTCCTCGTTTCCGAAGACCCGACCGTTGTAAGGTGTATTGCGTCATCCATGATTGGAGCCCGAAGAATCGTTTCCTTCTTAGCAGAGGCAGAAACAGTGCGCGTGATGTGCTCACCGAGCTGATAAAAGCTCGCTAAGCTCCTCATAGCCCCATCAATATCCATGAGCAAAGGCTTCCATCCATATTGGAGCTCTAGCCAATTGTTGGCCAGAGAACCAGTGAATGAAGGCGATGCACTACGATATCTGGGACTACGAGCAGAACCACTCCATAGTGCGTCGATAGCCTCGCCAAACCTTTTCCGGCGTAAAGCCGTCATTGATTTAGCAATGCGTCTAGCACTAGATTCGATTAATCGAGCCGTATAGCCAAGTTGCGCAGCGTCCTGGGCAAGGTTGCCCTCGATAGCTGAATTCATCCTGTCTATAAGTCTCTGGAGAGCCAGATTTGTCACCACACTATCGTGTGATGGCGTACCTGGATCACTCGTTAAGATTCCAAACATGCTACTCCAACCTCGCAGGTAGGCTTGTGAAAGGCCCGGATTGACTTTGTCATTCAGGACCCACACAAACGACCCATCGTAGTTGGATTGCACGTCTACGTAGTGATTATTCACCGGTAGATAGCGACGTTTAAGCGACTTAAAGCCTGGGGTAACGGTTCCACTCCAAACCCTCCTATACTGGAGAGAAGGCTCAGATGTATTTGTAAACACATCAGGCCCCTTCTGGTAGAAAAATGGTTCGGTTGTGTACGCCAACTCAGGGTTCGGTCGCACTGAACGTGCTTTCTGCATCTTAACTACTCTAGACGAAATACGCCTAGACACCGTAACATGGCAGTTCCTAAGCCATGCCCTCACCTTCTCAATTTCAGGGACCACCAATATCCACGAGTGACTTGTGTGATACGGCAGCCACTTACTAAAG